CTACGAAGGATTGGGACTGGGCAGGGCCGATCGTCGAGGGCCTCGACGGCGTCTCGTTCTGGCATGCAGAGACCCAGCATGGACGAATCCAGTGCTGCGAGATCCGCGTCTACAACGGTCGCTCGAGCGGCAAGGACCTGGAGGTCATGTGCTACGGGCCCACACGACTCGTCGCGTTCTGCAGGGCCTACGTGTCACTCGTCTACCGCGCAACCATCGACCTCCCTGACCAATGACCAAGGAAATCCCATTCCGCTGGCTCGTGATCGTTCGCGACAGCGGCAAGACCTCCGCCCAGTACGACCTGACGCTGCCGCAATGGGACGACCCGAAGTTCAGGCAGTCCGTCACTGCGTTCAACGCGTTCAGGAATGCAGAGCTCGCACGCTCCCAGAGCTCGCGGTTCTCGCGGCGTGTCAGCTTCACCTGCTGGATCGAGGCGCAGGAGGCAAAGCTGGTGCGTCCAACCTGCGTTCCTGTGCGCGACGTTTGGGCACTGTTCAAGGCGATCGACTACGATCACGCGAGGCAGGAATACGCGTGATTGGCAGGTGCTAGACCGCGATGCCAGCGTCTGGAATGAAGCCTAAATCGGGCATTCCGTATGACGAACCAGAACGGCGGTTTCAGAGCCGGAAAAGCAGAAGGGCCCCACGGGATTCAGTTCCCGTGGGGCCCTTCGTCGTTTCTGCGTGTGGAAAAAGGAGCTGAGGCCTCTATAGCCCTGACGTTCCATGCCCGCGTGTGAGACGGGCGGACCTCAGCAAAACACCACACACAACGAGCCCGGTTCGCGAGCCCGCTGTTCGGTACTAACCCGGCTCGCGAGCCAAGCTGCCGTTCTCGACGGCCGCTTCGCTGAGGTACTCGATGAAACGGGTGAACTGCTTGACCCATTCCTTTTGTTCGCTCAGGAGGTCCAGCGTTTCATTGATGTCGTGCTCGGCCTGCTTCTGCCACCGGCGCACGTCGCGCAGACCGTCCTTGGTCAGGCTGTAGATCCGCGGCTCGTCGTTGAAGAGACCACCGGAGTAGTCGCCGAAGCGATCGAGGTCGAGCGAGATGACCGGTTTCGACTTGTTCTCGAACTTCTGCAGCTCGAGGATCATGTCAAGGTCATTGCCGAGCGCGTCCTGCACGATCACGTTGATGATCGTGTCGTCTTCGGAGTCGGCAGTGACCTTTGGTTTCAGGCCACACTTGGCACCGGTCTCCTTGATGAACTTGATCGCTTCCTTCTGCGTGGCCGACAGGACCTTGACGCTGGCGGCCGCCAAGCGACCCTTTGCTTGGAGCTTGAGTTTTTGCATCTTGCACCTCTACGTGAGCTGTAGAAACGGGACCCGAAGGTCCCGTCCATGTCGACCAGGATCAGGCGAACGTGCCTTCGTTCACCTGCTTGATCGTCTCGCGCATGTAGTCCGGCGCGTAGCTGTAGAGGCGCGTCCAGTAGGCGTTGGCCTGCTTCTTCTCCTCCGGGGTCATCGAGGCGATGACCTGCGCGCGCACGTGGGCCGGCACGTCCATCGGCACGATCCCGACGACGGCGTCGTAGTCGACCGTCATGGGCATCTTGCGGGCGAACGAGACGACGCGCACCTGCGACTCGGAGGTCTGGTAGGCGAAGCCGTGGTCCACGTCGCCTTCGTCGTCCACGAACGACACCAGCTCGGCGGCGGCCGCACGGGCGATGGTCAGGTGAGCGATGCGCGGGATGTCGGTGCGGGTGATCTTCGAGGCCTGCACCAGCGCCTGCAGGTCTTCCTGACCGTGGCGGGCCAGGTACTTGCCGGACGCGCCGGTCTTGACTTCCCACAGGCTCTTGTCCGACTCGTCCATCATGATGTTCGAGCCCATCAGGCGGTAGGCCTTCAGTTGCTTCTCGTCGACCATGCGGATCGCGCGGTTGGCCTTGATGAAGCCGACGGCCACGCCTTCCTGGATCTGCTTGAACGACGCGCGCACCGGTTGGGCGCAGCCGTCGAACATCTCGGTCAGCTTCTCGTGGAGGAAGCGGCGGTCGATGTTGCCGGTGAAGGAGACGATGACCTTGGCCAGCGAAGGCGTCATCAGGCGGTAGTCGGTGATCGCAACGGTTTCGGTGTTGAACATGAGAGTTCCTCTATTGTGAGCGTCAGTGCGCAATGAGAGCTATCCGATACGGGATTCGCTAGGACATGAAATTGCGTGGTGCAGCTCAGCGGCTCTGCACCTTGTTGATGAACGCCTCGGCGTACTTGTCCAGTTCGCCCTGAGAGATACCGAGTTCACGGTACTCTGGGCGACCTTCAGCGTAGCCGATCAGGTAGTCGGCCGCCGTCTCCGGGTTCCAGTGCGACACGTCGTCGCCGTCCTGCCGTGCGGCCGACTGGCACTCCGACCACGCCTGGTGAAGCAGCGCCTCGATGTCGGATTCGCGGTCACGCGGACCAGCCGGCGCACGACCGGGTTTCTTGCCGAACGGCGCGGCGATCAGACGTTGCTTGGCTTGGAGAACGAGTTGGCGCATGATCAGGCTTTCGGGAGGATGAGTTTGGTCTTGTCGTTGAACTTGGTGCCCGGATACTTCTTCCGGTACTTCTCGCGTTCAGGTCCGCTGAGCTGGTTGAACCAGCGCTGGGTTCGTCCGGCAGGATCGCCTTGCTCGACCGACAGGCCGGCATGCACTGGCTCGTGGGAGTAGTCGATGTGCATGCCCAGCTTCTTCGCACCTGCGTAGAACAGGGCCAGGAGAATCGACGCGGCAGTCCCTGCGTGCTTGCCGAGGAAGGTCAGCGCGTGTTCCACGTGCGATGCACCGTAGCTGGTGAGGCCCATGCCGCCGGAGGCCAGCCCGAACAGGAGTACGCTGATGTCCTTGAGACCTTGCTTGGACGCGAACATGTCCGCCAGGGAGTAGTCGCCCTTGATGCAGTTCAGGATCGTGTCGACCAGCGAGAGGTCGTAGTGGACGTCGCCGGTGTTCGACGTGTGCAGGTACTGCCAGACGAGGAAGCCTGCGACAGCCACACCGGTCAGCTTCGACAGCACCGGGTGGCGCTTGATCACCTCGTCGAGGCGCTCGACTCGTTCATGCACGTTCAGCCGCTTCAGCGTCTCGCTGTCACCAAACGCCTCGATCAGCTCGTCGAGAGCGATGAACAGGGCGTGCGCAGGGATCGCTGAGGCCTTCGACACTGCCTTCAGCAGCTTCTTGACGGAGAAGCCCAGCCCCTTGAGGAGGGTGAACACGGACTTCTCCTGGAACGCCTTGACGATCGCGTCCCAGCCGATACCTGCGCTCTCGGTCAGCTCTTGGCCGATCTCCTTGAGTTCCGACCACAGCTTCTTCAGGGCGCCCGGCACCTTAAAGTCAAACGCCACGAGCTGGTTGTCGGGACGCGCCAGCGACGCCACGACCTTCACGTAGTCCTCGTAGGAGACGTCGGCCTCCTCAGCGAGGAGCCGTGCACTGGCTTGGAGACGCATGATCAGGTCACCCCTTGGTGGCAAACATGGAGAGGAACTCGAAGGAGCGCTTGATCCCGTAGAAGCGCGGGTACTGCTCCGGCTCCTGGAGACCGCCGGCGATGCAGGCGCTCAGCACCAGCTCGTCGCAGAAGAAACGCCCGTTCGAGTCCCAGCGAGGGGCGACGCCGAACACGTCACGCCAGCCGAGGATCGCGACGGCCAGGAAGTCGTAGGACGCACCGACCTTGTGGTACGCCCACGACTTCGCGGCTTCCTCGTCCTTGAGGGGCACATTGATCGTCTTCGTGACCGTGCAGATGTCCAGCAGGTTCTTGAGGGGCGTGACGACCACACCTTGTCGGATGGCCTGGACCACGTTGTCACCGAACACCATCGCGCAGTGGCTGAACTCACCACCGTCGAAGTGACGGATCAGACGGTCCGGGATCGAGTTGGCGGTCACGTAGATGATCTTCATGCTTTCTCCTTTGGGGCCTTCACGACCTTGAAGTAGTCGGCGCGCTTGTACTCGTCGTCGTACTCCAGGTGCTGCCGGAGGTCACGGATGTTGTGCTCGGCCTCGTAGTAGGTCCACGGGCCACGCGAGTGCGGCGTCGTGGTCCACACGTGGATCTTGCCCTCCGTGTCCTTGACAGCGATGCCCCACAAGGGCTTCGACTTGGGGTCGGAGTCAGGGGCTTCTTCCGTGATGTCGACGACACCAATGAAACGGGGCGAGCCACCGAGCGCCTTGTCGATCGGCGAGTGCGGATTCGGCTTGCCTGGCTTGAACTTGATGCCGGTCTTGGCCAGCAGTTTTGCCACAGCCTGCACGGCTTTCTTCGCATCCGTCAGGTCCTGGCCTTCTTGAGCCAGACGATAGAGCTCGTTGGAGCGGCTGCCATCCATGGAGACCGAGATCTCCATCATGTGCCCTTCCTGCTGACCGGGATGGATGTTCCAGCGATCTCCCAGATCGCGACCAGCACCTGGCAGGTAGAAGAACCCGATGTCAGGGTACAGGTTGGATGCGTAGTTGAAGTTGGGTGTGACCTCGATGCCCGCCTCGGCAAACTTGTGAACCACAACGTTTGTCGCAGGTTTCAAGTCGTCACGCTTGGGAACCTCTGCCAGCAGACGCTGGCGGGCTTGGAGGACCAGCTGGCGGCTCATCGCATCGTCTCCTTGGCTTCCTGGAGGATCATGAGCGACAGCGCGTGGAACTCATGCGGCGTCAGGCCCATCTTCGCCAGGATCTTCTTCTTGAACTCCGGGTCGTCCGCCATCAACTTGCCGTGCTGATGGATCTCGGCCGGCGAGTGCTTGGACCCGGAGATCAGGAAGTGGTGGGCGATCTGGAGTGCCGTGATCGAGTTGATGACCTCGGCAGCCTTGTGCGCGTCGTAAGCGCCGTGCTCGATGCCCGGCAGCACTTCTTCGTGCAGGTACTCGCCGAAGTACGTGGTCAGCATCTCCTGGGAGATACCGAGCGCTGCGCACGGACGAGCCAGGCGCGCGATCCGCTCGTTGGCAATGCGGATGACCGACTCCTCCATGACGCGTTCCACTTCGGGGCGGGCCATGAGGCGCTGGCGGGCTTGAAGCTTCATCATGTTCGTGGCGTCCAGGGTTTGCAGTTGGGATCGGCGCCGAAGACGCCATTGACCAGGAAGGAGTGGTAGCCAGGGGTGAGGATCGAAGGACTGGCAGTGATGTTCGGAGCCTCGCCGGTGACGGTCCAGCCGTCACCATTCGTCGAGCGAGCGTCCGGCATCCAGTGTGCGCCGTCCGGGCACATGACACACAGTGGATCGCGCTTGTCCATCCACTGGTTCACGTACATGGGCGACAGGTACGTGTTCTTGCCCTCGGCGACCAGCTGCTTCAGCTTCTCGAGGTCGCGGTCGACGAGCCACGGACAGTACCACATGGCACCGGGTGTCGCCACCTCGTAGCACGAACCGACCTTGCCGGTCTTCGGGTTGCGGAACCGGTGCTTGGACTCGGTGCTGTGACACGTCGAGTTCTCACGCGTGAACCTGAGGCCGCAGGCGCAGACCATCGGCTCGAGGCGATCAGGCAGTTGGAGTGCCATGCCGTCACCCAGCGAGATCAGGTCAGAGATCGACACGCCTTCCGGCACTTCGAGGTCCAGCCGATGGGGCTTGCCAGTCGAAGGGCAGAGCTGATTCATGTCGCGGGTCAGCAGGCCAACCCACCACTGATGAATCTCTTCGATCTCGAGCATGAAGCACTGCACTGGATCGCTCATCGCCACCTCGCCACAGGTTGAACGTAGTCGTCGGTGTAGGAGACGGTCACCGTGACCTCCTGGCCGTCGGCGGTCACCGTGTAGGTGCACGGACCGGCTTCGAGGCTGAGGGCACCAGGGCGTGTGCGGTCCTCATGAGCACCGACGACACTCTTGACGACCTCGTAGATCTTGGACTTGTACCAGGGGTCGGTCTTGTCGAGCCAGACCTTGAGGATCGCGCCGTCGTCACGGAGATGCTGCAACGGATCCTCCGGCAGCTCTTTGACCTTGTGGCCTTGGCTCCGCAGAGCCTCCTCGATCTCGTGACCATGCGGGAAGTCGCTGAACTTGCGAAACCGTTCAGCGACGAGAACCATCGAGGCACCACCAAAGCCCCAGCGTGTGACCTTGACGATCCAGTCCTTGTGCTCGCCACGGCTGAGGAACGTCGTACCAGGCAGCGCGCTGGGCGTCTTCTCAATCGTCCAGCCGAGCTCCTGCAGGTACTTCAGGGCGTTTGCCTCAACCTTCTTGGAGTCGCCTTTCTTCTGGAACTCGGTGCGGTGCTCCACCGACCAGGTCTTGAAGTAAGGACAGGCCTCCTGGAGGCCCATGTAGAACTCGACCTTCAGTTTGTCGGTCAGTGCAGTTGCCGTGAGACGTTGCTTTGCCATCAGGCGCATCTCAGTCTCCGTGGAAGTGGACACGAAAAGCGCTGATCGACAGCAGACGCTCACCAGCGTTCAGCTTGCCGAACATCATCGTGTCCGGGTAGACGTCCTGCTGGTCAGCCAGGAGCTGCTCGTCGCGCGCTTCCAGCTGTTCTTCAGGGGCATCTTGTTGGACGACCATCGAGTCGTCCATGGCCTGCTCGTCCTTGTAGGTGGACGTATTGGCTTGCAGCCGTTCGTGTGCGAGGAGACGCATGGTCAGCTTCCTTGGAACTCGAACAGCGTGATCTCGAGCGTGCAGGCGTGGGCCGTCAGCCAGATCACGATGTTCGATTCAGGGTTCCGCAGTTGGAGCGAGGTGGCCTGTCGGCTCAGATCTTCGGCGCTCTCGAACGGCTCGACGGCGTAGCCCTGGGCTTCCAGGTAGTCGTCGAGCATGGTGCCGAGACGGAACACGTCCGTGGCGTCGATCTTCAGCGAGCGGCCACCCTGCACGTCCGACGCATCGACGAACTGGTAGCCGCGCTCGCCAGCGCCCGAGCCGCAGAACAGTTCGAGCAGGCTCTCCTCGAGCGCCGTCTGCTGTTCGAGGTGTGGGTGCATGTCGAGCGCGATCACCCGTTGTCGTGCTTGGAGGTGCATGGTCACTCCTTACCAGGTCAGGCCGTCGCTGATGTAGTCGTAGCTGAACGTGATCGACACGTCCAGCGCCGTCGAGGCAGCGCCGTCGAGTTGCACGTCGCCCACGTCCGTCGGGAACGCGCCGGCGATGATGAAGGTCTGGCTGATGTTGCCCTGGTTGTCGTAGACGTCAAGCTCCAGGTTCACCTTGTAGGCGGTGGAGTCCGAGCCCTTGTTGTTCTTCCACGAGCGCATGTAGTCGCGCCACGCACGGAACTTGAGGATCGTCTCCCAGTCGATCGTCTCGAGCAGCGTGACCGGCAGGGTGTGATCGTAGATCGCGCGACCCGCTTCTTGCTTCTTGGCGCCGTGGAGTTCGATGGGCACCGGTTCGATCTTCGCACCCGGCAGCGCGGTCGTCCGGACCTTGTAGGTCAGCGACTGCGAAGAGCCGGAGGCTCCCGGGATGGTCGGAATGAACAGGTCGAAGTTCCACGACTGCGCGGCATCCGGCAGGTTGAGGATCTGTTGGTAAGAGGTACGTGCCATGTCTGTTCCTTGTGAGGGTGAGCCCCGCCCAGCTGGCTGGCGAGGCGGAGCTGAGGCTCAGGATTACTGCGTGTTGCCGTTGACCTGGCGGAGCACCTCGGTGAACGTGACGCCCTGCTTGGACACGATCACGTTCAGCTGGATCTCGTGGATCGGGATGTTCGGGACGAGCACCACGTTGACCACGAGGATACCGGCGTTGGCCGTCGCTGCCGTGTTGTTGCCGTTGTCGCACTCGACCGTGTACGAGAACAGGCCGTTGCTGTTGACGACGGTGTCCAGGTACTGCGAGCACGAGTTGATGATCTGGCGACGCACCGCGTCCGTGTCCATCTCCTGGAGGGAGTAGAGCAGGAACTTGTACAGCGCGACCTTGATCACGTTGACGATACGGCGGACCGACAGCCACTGCAGGGCGGACTTCTCGCCCGTCAGCGTCTGCTGCTCCCACAGGGCAATGCCCTGGCCGACGAACGTGCGGAAGTAGTTCACCTGCGCGTTGAACAGCTCGGTGGCTTGTCCATCGTCGTAGGTGTACCGTTGCTTCAGCACGTTGACCACACCGCGGTTCAGGCCGGCGATCGAGTAGGCGCTGTTGGCGACACGGTCGGTACGCGCGCACAGGGCGGCGGCCCAGCCGGACGGCGGGCAGTAGATCTGCTTGCCGTTGATCATGTCCGCCTGGAGCAGGTCCGGGCAGAAGATCGCGCTGTAGGTCGACTGGAGGTTCAGCGTGAGGTTGCGGTTGTCGATCGCAGCCTGGAAGCGCTGGGCCGTCGGCGGGGTGTCCAGCAGCGAGACCGCGTCACCACGACCCTGGACCAGCGTGTCGATCGCCAGCTGGTACACCGGGTCGGAGATGCCGCCGTTGACGAACACGTTGGTGTTGTAGAGCTGCTTGTTCGTGAACACCTGCATGGCGTTCGCGATCTGGTACGACGTCGGCGTGGAGCCGCTGTCGCCACCCGTCATCGCCGTCTCGTCCACGGTGGTGATCGCCGGCGTGTCGGACAGCGCCGGCACGTTCGACTTGACCTGGATGTAGGACGAGAACGGGTTGATGCGATCTTCCAGCTCCGTCTGCACGCCCGAGCCGTCCACGTGTGCGCGCAGGGTGCAGGTGAACTGCTCCAGGGCGCTCTGGTTCGGCTTCGTGTTGTCGTACACGCTGACGATGAACTCGTCGCCGCCCACGACCTGGCCGATGTCGGTGATCGGCTGCTTCGTGTTGTCCGGCGTGATCGTGCCGTTGTCGACGAACGTCAGGGTGGACGCGCCGGTCTGCGCCAGCAGGCCGTAGCTCGAGTTCGGGTGCAGGCGACCGTAGAGGTTGTAGCCGATGGCGCCCACGACCGCGTCCCAGGTCAGGGTGATCGAGGCCACGGGAACCGACACGCCGCCCAGGACGACCTGGACGATGCTGGAGGCCAGCGACTCGCCGTTCGGGCCCACGGCCGAGACCTGATACGAGTAGGTCGTCGCAGGCATCGAGCCGGAGCCCAGCTGTGCGTTCGCGTCCAGGTTCGTCGGCGTGCCGATGACGGCGGTGTCGATGGCGATCGAGATGTTGTCGCCGTACGAGCCAGGACCGTGGATCGGATAGAACAGCGCGATCGCTTCTTGACCCGACGTGACCAGGGTGCTCAGGTCGGTGTTGAGGGGATCGGCAGTTGCCTGGCCCACCAGGTTGGTCGCGCCAGCCTGCTGGAACATGAGGACGCCGGCGTACATGGCGCCCGAGCCGACGACGCGGAGGCACCAGGCATCGTTGCCCTCGGAGAAGTAGTTGAGCGCCGACTGGATCGTCATCGACACCGACGGGTCCGGATTGCCGTACTCGTTGAGCACGTCGTTTCCGTTGGTGAAGTGCATCGGCTTGGTCGAGCCTTGCGCGCTGATGATGGGGAACGCGGCCACCGTGATCGACGACGAAGTGATCACCTGCGAGAGGTTGATCTCCGTGACGCGAACGTCAGACGCGCGGCTGATGATTTGGGTCATGTCATTCTGCCCTATGGTGGAGGGTGGATGTCAGTAGCTCAGCGGCTCTTCGTTCAGGCGGCCGGCGAAGGCGCAGGGGCGGCAGGAGCGCTCGCCGAAATCTTTGTAGCCGTCGGCGCCGGTGCGGACTGGGTGGACGCCGGTGCGATCGCGACCTCGGACGAGGCCTGGAGCACGATCGGCGACTTCGCAGTCTTGTCGGCGAACACGGAGACGTTCTCCGCCTGGGCCAGCCAGTTGTTGTCGACCGCGTAGCCTTCGGGCAGGGTGACCCGACGCTTCGGAGCGACCGTGACGTAGTCCTTGATGCCCGCAGGGCCCTTGCAGCGCACGCTGACTTGGTGCGCATTCATGTTCAGCACGTCCATGTGATCCTCGTTGTCTGGTCAGAAGGGGAAGAACTGCCCGCCTGGAGGGACAGCGATGTCCTCGGCGAGCACGACCTGGTTGATCCGGCCACGCGTGAGCAAGGCCGGTTCGCTGACGAAGCCGTGGATCGTCAAGTTGGCGATCACGGGGTACACCGACTCCGTGTCAGCAGGGCTGTCCCGCTTGGGAACCGCCAGGGACTCGGAGAGGGTAGAGCCGACGGTCAGCCGAAGCAGGCCGTACTCGATCTCGAAGTTGAGCGCGTTGGTCCGGCGACTCAGATGCCACCGGCGGATGAAACCGTTGACCGTCTGAACGTCCATCCCATCGTAGTTGTTGGTGATGAACGTGAGCTCCACGTCGAAGTTCACCGGGATGATCCGCGCAGCCTGGAACTGCTTGCCGTCACGGTTCATGGTGACAGGTACGCCTTGGCTCGACAGGCGACGCGAGTTGTAGGAGTCCGGGTTCGGCGAGGTGTTGGTGATCAGGGCGAACATGTACGGATAGGACGGCTGCTTATTGCCGAACATCTTCTTCACGTTCTCCGTCATGTCCGGGCTGGTCACGAACACACTGCGCGTCCGAAACTGCCGCATCAACTCCTGGATGAACCCAGCCCGCACAAGGTCATCGACCGGCTCGATCGACTGCTGTGCAGCCTCTTGTGTCATGGCAGTTCCCCATAAAATTGGTGAACGGGACTGCTTTTCAGAGTCCCATTACGGAGAAAGGGAGCACGGAGCTCCCTTTCTAGCACCGGTAGGGTGCGGTGACGAATTACTTCGTCGCGGCCTTCGGCTTGTCGGCCTTGGCAGCCAGGCGCGCCAGCACGCCGGCCATCGTCTTGGCGGGGATGACTTCCTCGACCGGGGCCGGGACTTCTTCCTCGTCTTCGACTTCGAGCACGGGGTCGCCGTCGAACTCGTCGGCTTCGATCACGGCCTCGCCGCCGTCACCGTCGCCTTCGCCTTCCATCGGGAACTCGCCGGCGCCGTCCATGTCCTCGGCGGCCTGCACGCGCTTGGCGGCAGCGGTCGTCTTGGACGCGGCGGGCTTGTCGTCGCCTTCCTTCTTGGCGGCAGCGGCCACCTTCTCGGCTTCCTTGCGGGAAGCCATCAGCTGGGCGTGCGCCTGGCGGTTGGACGCCTCGATGATGTCGATGGCGGCTTCCGCGTCGGGCATGGCAGCAGCCTTCGCCAGGAGGCGAGCGGCCAGGGTGCGAGCCTTGCCCGCGTCCTTCGCCTTGCCGGTGTTGGCCTTGACCAGCTCGTGCAGTGCCATCGCCAGCACGTCGAGCGATGCGTTGTACTTCATGTCGATCTCCTTGGAGCTGAGGGTTGAGGCCTGATGAGTGGACCGACTGAGGAGGGAGCTAGTTTAGACGGCTAGACATCCCTCCCCAGCCGCATCCGCTTACAGGCGGTAGCCCTTGGCGAAGGAGCGGCTGTTCGCCACCGACACGGCCAGCGCTTCGTGCACGACGAAGCCGCGGCCCGGCACCTTCTCCATCGAGATGTCGATCGGGGTCGACTGGAGGCCGCCGCGATCCGAGTACGCGCCGTGGTTCAGCGCGTCCGAGATCACGTAGAACTCGCCCTGGCCCAGGACCTTGTGCTCCGGGTGACGGAAGGCGTCCGACGTGACGGTCATGCCGTACATCGTGCCCAGCTCGCCGGTCAGCAGCAGTTCGTGGCGGGCCACCGGGTCGATGGCGGTGAAGAAGTCGGAGTTGCCGACCACGTCCTGCCACAGGTCCGTCGCCATCAGCAGGTGCGCGCCCTTCAG